AATCAAAAAGGGATTGATTCTAGCAAATTGTGAAGGTGTCATTGACTCTGATTATGTCGAGGAGCTAATGATTCCGGTAGTAAATACCAGTGATATTTCTTACGAAATTTCTCATGGAGAAAGAATCGCGCAGATGGAACTCGTAAGAAAGGAACACTTTCTTTACCTCCATCTGACAGAAAGACCACAACAGAAAACAGATAGAAGCGGTGGCTTCGGGAGTACAGGAGTATGAACAGAGAAGAATTATTTAAACATCATGAAGAGCTTTCAAAGATTGCTCTTGACATCATGAAAAAGAAGAATCATGACTATGCTGGCAACAGCGGAGAACAACCATTTGCAAATTTTGAAAGATGTGAAGCAATGGGAATCTGCAATACAGAGCAGGGATTTTTGGTGCGGATCACAGATAAGGTTTCCCGTCTAAGCACATTTGCAAATGCAGGAAAGCTGATTGTAGATAATGAAGGTTATCGGGACGCAATCCTAGACATCATGAATTATTGCGTTCTGTTCTCGGCTTATGTAAAGTCGAAGGAAGAAACTTGCAAGAAGCAGTAATCTCGCTATAATCGCCGCATGTCTTTTTATACTTGCGTAGAAACTCGCGGCAGCAAGATCCTCTATAGAGGGGTGGAAAATGGGATTCGGGTTCAGAGGGAAATTCCCTTTGAACCCGTTCTCTTTGTATCTAGCAATAAGTCTTCAGAATGGAAGACTCTCTATGGCCAGTCTGTGCATCCTGTCAGTCCTGGCAACATGTATGAGTGCCGTGAGTTCATTGAGAAGTATGATGGCATCTCTGGCTTTGAAGTCTATGGCCAGACAGACTTCATCTACCAATTCATCAGCAAGGAATTTCCAGAAGAAATCTCCTACAACGAACGAGAGATTGTTACAGCTTTCATCGATATCGAAACGACATGCGAAGACGGCTTTCCCCAGATTTCAAATCCAACCGAAAAGATCATTGCGATTACGGTTCGTCTTGGGGCAAAGTCCTATGTCTTTGGACTCGGAGAGTTCAATATCGACATTCCGAATGTGAAATGTCAGCAGTACGACGATGAAAGAAAACTTCTGGAAGACTTTCTTATCTTCTGGGAATCACATGCCCCAGATATTATCACTGGCTGGAATGTTCGCTTCTTCGATATTCCATACCTTTATAATAGAATCAATTATTTGATGGGAGAAGAAGATTCCGACCGATTGTCCCCGTTCAACCGTGTGTTTGAGAAGGTGATTCAATCTGCAACCCGTGGACCTCAGAAGTGCTACGACATCGTAGGTATATCCACTCTTGACTATTACGAACTATACAACAAGTTCACCTACACAAAGCAAGAATCATATCGACTTGATTACATTGCATCAGTAGAACTAGGAGAGCGTAAACTCTCCTATGACGAATACGACAACCTGAAGGAGTTCTACAAGAATGACTTCAACAAGTTTGTTCACTATAATTACCACGATGTTGAACTAGTCTATAAGCTTGAACAGAAGATGAAGCTTATCGAACTGGTTCTTGCCGTGGCCTATTCAGCCAAGGTGAACTACGAAGATGTCTTCAGCCAGGTTCGTACATGGGATACCATTATCTACAACGAACTTCTCAAAGACAAGATCGTAATTCCAAAGAAGAAGTCTGCGGTCAAGGAGCAACAGTACGAAGGCGCGTATGTCAAGGAACCCATTCTTGGCATGAACGACTGGATCGTTTCATTTGACTTGAACAGCCTCTATCCACACCTCATCATGCAATACAATCTCTCTCCAGAGACTATTTGCAGCAATTCATATTTCTTCCGTGGTGGTCTGACTCCTATTCGTGTTCTCAATAACACACCGGAAGCACAGACCTACACCAACGAAGCCAAGAAGAAGGGTATTTGCGTTGCTGCTAATGGCGTTGGTCTGCGTAAGGACATTCAGGGATTTCTTCCTCGGCTAATGGAAAAGATGTATGCCGAACGCAGTCAATACAAGAAGAAGATGATTGAGTGCCAGAAGAAACTGGAAAGCAAGAAAATTACTGATGAAGAGAGAACTGAGTTGGAGTTCCTGGTTGCTAAGTACAACAACTTTCAGATGGCCCGTAAGATTCAGCTAAACTCGGCTTACGGTGCAATTGGAAACGAATACTTCCGATACTACGACGAATCAATCGCAGAAGCCATTACGCTATCTGGTCAACTTTCGATTCGCTGGATTGAAAACAAGATCAACGAGTTCCTAAACAAAATGCTCAAGAGCGAGTTTGATTATGTCGTTGCCAGTGACACAGACTCCATTTATATCAACATGGGTCCTCTTGTTGAGAAGTTGGCCAAAGGCAAATCAACCGAAGAGATCGTAAGCTATCTTGACAAGTGCTGCAAGGAGATCATCGAACCTTATATCAAGAAGTGTTACGATGAACTTGCAGATTCCATGAATGCTTATGCCAATAAGATGTTCATGAAGCGCGAGTCTATTGCTTCCAAGGGAATCTGGACTGCCAAGAAGCGTTATATGCTTCTGGTACATGACTCCGAAGGTGTTCGGTATGCCAAGCCCAAGACCAAGATCATGGGCATTGAAACGACCAGATCATCCACCCCACAAATCATTCGGGAAGAACTAAAGAAGTGTATCGATATCATTCTTACCAAAGACAACGATACTCTAATCAAGCATATCGATGATTTCAGAAACAAATTCCAAAAGTTTGAGCCAGAAGATATTGCTTTCCCTCGGTCTGTGAATGGCGTAAAAGATTATACGGACCAAGTAACCATTTACAAGAAGGGTACTCCAATCGCGGTCAAGGGTGCTCTTCTCTTCAATCATTATGTCAAGAAGGCGAAACTTGAAAAGAAATATCAATTGATTCGGGATGCAGACAAGATCAAGTTCTTGTATCTCAAGTCTCCAAACCCCGTAGGCGGAATAACTGGCAAGGATTGTGTTATTTCTTTCATGAATTCTTTGCCAAAAGAGTTTGACTTAAACTCATATATTGATTATGATACTCAGTTTGAGAAAGCGTTCCTGGACCCACTCAAGGCTATCGTAGAAGCCATTGGGTGGCAGACAGAACGACGAAATACATTGGAGTCCTTATTTGCATAATGTAAACATCAATCAATTTTATTGTTTTCTCAGAAAAGAACACATGTACCAGCATAAGGATCATATCGGAGAATTCGATAAGGTCATGGTCTTCGGTGCTCAATCGTGTTCTGGTAGCGCAATGACATTTCATGTCATGACTGACTATGGCCTAGTAAGAAGCAGAGTTCCAATTCATATGCTTTGTTGGAAAGAAGATGCTCCTTTGATGCCACTAGATCATTTGCAGCTATGGGATTGTTTCCATGAAAATGTTTCTATTGTTGAATATGATGCTTTGTTTGATACAAGAGCAAAAGTAGTTCTGAAGGATAAATCAGAACATTGGGGCGAATATGTAATGACATTTGACTGGTACAGAAATTCTTATTCTGATGAGCCAAGCCAGTATAAGTGTCTTCATATGATTGCTCTAGATAATGGAAACTATACTCTACAACCAAACAATAGAGTCTATTGGAAGAATATGTCTTTTGTGACCAAACCTTTCCCAACAAATCCAGACTTCAAGGTTGATAATAAATCTTGGAGATGTGAGGGAGAAAGTGATCGCTGGATCATTGACGGACATGATGACAACTACTATTATGATATCAAGGAGAATAAGTAATGGATTTTTTAAAGGAAATAATTAATGTCTCAGGAAACAAATTCGCAAGTAAAGTCGAAGATGGACTTGATGGATCTGATGTTGGCGGCTATATTGATACTGGGTCTTATGTTTTTAATGCTCTGTTATCTGGCAGTCTATTTGATGGTCTACCTGATAACAAAATTACCTGTCTGGCTGGTGAATCTGCTACTGGCAAGACTTACTTCAGCATTGGTATCGTGGCGCAATTTCTTGCAGCGAACCCGGAAGGCGTAGTTCTTTACTTCGATACGGAACAGGCAGTCACCAGTGACATGTTTACTGATCGCGGAGTAGATCCAAAACGAATTGCTGTTTTTCCAGTCGAAACAGTAGAAGACTTTCGCCATCAGTGCTTGACCATTGTTGACAAGGTTCTTGCAACAGATGAATCAGAGCGCAAGCCAATGATGATTGTCCTTGACTCACTGGGTATGTTGAGCACTGCCAAGGAAATGAACGATGTCGCTGAAGGTAAGAATACCCGCGACATGACTCGCGCACAAGTCATCAAGGGAACTTTCCGCGTTCTTACGCTGAAGCTTGGCAAGGCCAAGATTCCCATGCTCATGACGAATCATACCTACGATGTAGTAGGAGCCTATGTTCCGACAAAGGAACTTGGTGGTGGATCTGGTCTAAAATATGCGGCTTCTACTATCGTAACTCTATCCAAGAAGAAGGATAAGCAGGATGATGAAGTTGTAGGTAATCTAATTACTTGCAAGCTTTACAAGAGCCGACTAACCAAGGAAAACAAGATCGTTCAGGTTCAACTGAACTTCGATAGCGGTCTGAATCGTTACTACGGTCTTGTTGACCTTGCCTTGGATTGTGGTATCTTCAAGAAGAACTCTACTAAGATTGAACTTCCTGATGGTACTAAGGTGTTCGAAAAGCATATCAACGAAGAACCACAAAAGTACTTCACTGATGATATTCTAAAGCAAATTGATGAAAAGGTTCAAGAGGAATTCAAGTATGGCTAAAAAAGCACTTATTATCGGGGCCAATGGCCAGGACGCTTCTTATCTTGCAGAGATGCTTGTTGAGAAGGGGTATGAAGTTCATGGAACAGTTCGTAGAAACTCTGTTCCAGAATCTCAGACCACTCGCATCAATGATATCTGGGAACAAGGAAAGATTCAGCTTCACTACGCAGATCTTACCGATCCAATCAGCATTGAAACAAATGTGCAAAAGCTTCAGCCGGATGAACTATACCATCTAGCAGCACAGTCTCATGTTCAGGTTTCATTCGATCTTCCAAAGTATACCCTTGATGTTAATGGTGGTGGTACTCTGGCGGTACTTGAAGCAATTCGTAGATTCTCGCCAAAGACTAAGGTTTATCATGCAGCCACTTCTGAGATGTTCGGAAACTCTTGTGATTCTGATGGATACCAGAGAGAAACTACTCACATGAGTCCTGTGAGTCCATATGGCTGTGCAAAGCTTTATGCACATAATCTTTGCCACAACTATAGAAATGCATATGGCATGTTTATTTGCTCGGGGATTCTATTCAATCACGAATCTCCACGCAGAGGTATTAACTTTGTAACCAACAAGGTTGCTCTACAGGCAGCAAAGATCAAGTTAGGCTTGGCAAATGATCTTGTTCTAGGAAATCTACGAGCAAAGAGAGACTGGGGACATGCAAAGGATTATGTGCGTGGAATGTGGAACATGCTTCAAATGCCAAAGGCAGACGATTATGTTCTTGCTACTGGATATGCATATTCAGTAGAAGACATGGTTGAATTTGTATTCGAACATCTTGGCATGGATTATCGCAAGTATGTCAAGACTGATAAGAAGTATGAGCGACCAGAAGAATTGCATTATCTTCGTGGCGATGCTAGTAAGGCAAAGCGTGAAATGGGTTGGGAGCCAACAACTCCATTTGAAGAGATGATGGGAGAGATGGCCGATTACTGGATGCACAAGCTTCAGAACCCAAAGCTTGAATTTAACACGATTTGAGGTAAACATGGATAATGTACTTTTTTGTGACGGTCATGATAATGCATTCCTTGGTTTCATGTGGAGATTTGGTGAAAATCAACCAATCGCTGCATATAGCCAGAAGAAGATAATCAACAATCTGATGGAAGAAGGAATGACATTTGATGAAGCTGTTGAATATTTTGAATTCAACATCATCGGTGCATGGGTTGGAGCAGGAACCCCATGCTTCATTGAAGATATGTCAATCGAAGAAGCAAAAGAAAGAATTGAAGAATATGAAGTATAATATCGTAAATAACGACGGAAGCGAACATGCTGCCATTGAAATCGCAGAAGGAAAGTTTTCCGGCATTGCGGTTCAATACGGAATTATCAAGGTTGAAGAATTGAACGAAAACCTTGTTTTAAATTTCAACTATGATATAGTGAAGGGCGAAGTATCCGATGCCGACAAGGATCAGTTCAATCAAGTTATCGGAGACATTCTAGTTCAGTTACTAGAAGAGCGTGATGGAACAATCGGTGACGAATTCGACGGAGAGGTAATTGAAGATGATGGAATCAGTTATATTGAAGAATCTGGCGACGAATGAAACTTACGCTCGTAAGGTTCATCCATTCCTCAAAGAAGAATACTTTTCAGGAAATGCCAATAAGAAGATCTTCTGTCTGATCTCTGACTTCATTACCAAGTACAACAGCCTCCCCACAAGGGAGGCTGTTGATATTAGCCTATCAAAGCTTGATCTAGTTTCTGAAGATGAATACACAGAATGCTCTAAGTGTATTGAAAACATCTTTACCGAAACAGATCTTACAGATATCAATTGGCTTGTTGAGCAAACTGAAAACCATGTAAAGGATAAGGCAGTTTACAATGCTATCATGGATTCTATCCACATTCTTGACGGAAAGTCGAAGACTCATACAAAGAATGCAATTCCAACTATTCTTTCGAATGCTCTTTCTGTCTCTTTTGACAACCACATTGGTCACGACTATATTGACGATGCTGAACGGCGTTTTCAGTTTTATCATCAGGTAGAAAAGCGTATTCCATTCGATCTTGAATTCTTCAACGCCATCACTGGTGGTGGTGTTCCTGCCAAGACTCTCAATATCGTCATGGCTGGTACTGGCGTAGGTAAGTCTCTATTCCTTTGCCACCATGCAGCCAACTGCCTTGTGCAGAATCTGAATGTTCTTTACATCACCTGTGAGATGGCAGAAGAAAGAATTGCCGAGCGCATTGATGCCAATCTCCTTGACATCACTTTGGATAGCCTCAAAGAACTTCCAAAGAATATTTACGACAAGAAGATGGAAGCTCTCAAGAGTAAGATTCATGGCAAGTTGATTGTCAAGGAATACCCCACAGCAAGTGCATCGGTTGCAAACTTCAAGCACCTTCTGGATGAACTCAAGATCAAGAAGCGTTTCATTCCAGATGTCATCTTCGTTGACTATATCAACATCTGTGCTTCTGCCAGGATCAAGCAGAATGCCAATACCAATAGTTACTTCTACATCAAGTCTGTGGCCGAAGAACTGCGCGGTTTGGCCGTAGAGTACAATGTGCCGATCTTCTCTGCCACTCAGGTAAATCGTTCAGGATTTGCCAACAGCGATTTCGGTCTTGAAGATACCTCAGAGTCGTTTGGTCTTCCTGCTACAGCAGACTTCTTCTGTGCTTTGATCAGTACAGACGATCTTGAAAATCTTGGGCAAATTCTGGTAAAGCAGTTGAAGAATCGCTACAATAGTGCTACCGTGAACAAGAAGTTCGTGGTTGGTATTGATAGGTCCAAGATGAAACTCTTTGATGTCAAGCGTGACGATCAAGATGGAATCTCCGATTCAAACCAGAACGATCCTCACGGATATGGTAATGGATATAGCCCTCGCCAGATTCCCAATCTGGTCAAGGTAAACGATTGGAAGATTGAATGAGCGCATACATCGATAAGACCTATATCAATATCGTTTCAAGCAATCTGGGAAAGTTCAAATGGAAGAAGGACAATCTGGCAAACTGCCGTTGTCCTTTTTGTGGAGATTCTAAGAAGCGAAAGAATCTTGCCCGTGGGTATTTCTACCAGAAGGGCAATGACTTCTTTTACCGCTGCCATAACTGTGGTTATGGAACGAATCTTTATGTCTTCCTAGAAGCCATCAATCCAGATATCGCAAAGGAATATGCATTTAGGAGATTTGCAAATGGAGAAAACGGAAGATCAAACTACAAGAAACCAAAGGCAGAGGAGCTATTCAAGCCCTCTAGGAAGATCACTACATTCGAAGTTCCGCCGCATTGTGTCAATGTTTGTGACCTTGATGCTGAACATTCAGTCGTGCAATATCTGGGCAAGAGAAACATCCCTGATGAATCGCTCTGCTACTTTTATTACACCGAAGACTTTGGAAAGACCGCAAAGGAATTCAGCAGCGAATACTCGCTACCAGAAGAACCAAGACTCGTCATTCCCTTCTACGACGAAAACAAGGAACTCATCGGACTCCAAGGCCGTGCGCTTGAGAGAGATTCCAAGATCCGATATATTACTCTCAAGAAGGATTCTGTGGAGAAACTATGGTATGGATTATGGAGAGTAAATCCACAAGAAAGAATCCATATCACAGAAGGCCCAATCGACAGCATCTTTCTACCTAACGCAGTTGCGATGGTTGGTGCTGCTGGAGATATGAAGCTTCCAGAGAAGATTGCAAACAGCGAGGTGGTTTATGTTTTCGATAATGAAAAGCGCAATAAGCAGATTTGCAGCTTCATGGAAACGGTTATGGAGAAGGGTCATAAGATTCTTATTTGGCCTGATGTTAAGGTCAAGGATATTAACGACTATGTTCTTGCGTTTGGTGATCCGATGGATATGATTAGCAAGAACACCTATTCAGGATTAGAAGCAAAATTGAGGTATATGCAATGGAAAAAGTAAATGTTCTAGACAAGGGTTTTGTTCGTATGATTGAGTGTATGGGAAGCGATCTAACGGTTGTTAATTCAGCCAGAGTTTCGTTTCACAAGGAAAGCGAATGGGAACATCCAGATAGCCATGTTCCTGCGAATATTCTTTCAGAAAAAGATAAGAAGCTAATTAAGTACCTTGCCCAGCATAAGCACTGGACTCCCTTTGCCCATCCCCAGATCATGCTTCACATCAAGGCCCCAATTTCGATTCGAACCCAGCTTTTTAAGCACAAGGTAGGGTTTGTCGAGAATGAAATTTCTCGTCGTTATGTAACCGAAGAACCCGAAATTTACATTCCAAAATGGCGGTCTAAGCCCACAAATGGGGCAAAACAGGGGTCAGAAGACTTCATTACCAGCGAAGACACTGTAGCGGCTGCTGAGGCCATGTACTTTGGGGTGGCTAGCGATGCCCTAAAGACTTACAACTGGCTCCTAGAGGCTGGCGTAGCCCCGGAACAGGCCCGTTTCGCCCTACCCCAGGGTACATACACCGAATGGTATTGGACGGGTTCTCTGGCCGCTTACGCGCGGGTTTATAAGCAAAGAATCGACCCCCATGCTCAATGGGAAGTCCGGGAATACGCTTCGGCTATTGGGCAGCTAATTCAGCCTTGTTTTCCTGTCTCTTGGCAGGAACTGACGAAGTAAACCTTGACTAAATACCCAACACGGCTAGAATGCCACAACTAAAAAGGAAATATGTTAATGTCACTACCAACCCCATATCAAACTTTTATTTATTCTTCAAGATATTCACGCTGGATTGAGTCTGAAACTCGCCGCGAATGTTGGGGAGAGACTGTAAAACGCTATTTTGATTTCTTTGAGGAACATCTGAAGAACACTTGCAACTACAAGCTTTCAAAGGATCTTCGTAAGGAACTTGAAACAGCGGTATTGAATTTGGAAGTGATGCCATCCATGCGTTGCCTCATGACCGCAGGCGAGGCACTAGAACGCGACCATGTAGCAGGGTATAACTGCTCCTATGTTTCAACGAGCAAGGTTCGCTCGTTTGACGAGATTTTATACATCCTAATGTGCGGAACGGGTGTCGGTTTTTCTGTCGAAAGGGAATTCGTTGAAAAGCTTCCTACTATTGCTGAAGAATTTACAAATAGCGATACTATTATCGTGGTCGAAGATTCTAAGATTGGTTGGGCTAAAGCCTACCGAGAGCTATTCTCACTACTCATTGGTGGTCAGATTCCGCAATGGGACATTTCAAAAGTTCGTCCTGCTGGAGCGAGACTTAAAACCTTCGGTGGACGAGCATCGGGACCTGAACCTCTGGAAGACCTTTTCAGATTTACCATTGAAACCTTCCGCAAGGCAGCGGGTAGAAAGCTCACTACCGTCGAATGCCACGATATCGTATGCAAAATTGCTGAGATCGTAGTTGTCGGTGGTGTTCGTCGCTCTGCTCTTATCTCACTCTCGTCACTTGACGATGATCGTATGCGTATGGCAAAGAGTGGTGCATGGTGGGAGAACAATGCTCAACGCGCACTAGCAAACAACTCAGCCTGCTACAAGGAAAAGCCAGACATGGCTACCTTCATGGACGAATGGGTTTCACTCTACAAGAGCAAGAGCGGAGAGCGTGGTATCTTCAACCGTAAGGCTGCAAAGAACCAGATCAAGCGTCTTGGAGATCGTCGTGATCCAAACCACGATTTCGGAACCAATCCTTGCTCAGAGATCATTCTACGCGACCGCGAGTTCTGCAATCTATCTGAAGTCGTAATTCGTGCAGACGATACTCCAGATACACTTGCTCGTAAGGTTCGTCTTGCGACTATCCTGGGTACATTCCAGTCTACTCTTACCAACTTCCGCTACCTTTCAAGTGACTGGAAGAAGAATTGTGAAGAAGAACGTCTACTTGGTGTATCTTTGACTGGTATCATGGATAACGAAATCACCAATGGTCGTGCTGGTGGTGTAGATCTTAAGGATATTCTTGATCATCTTCGTCATGTCGCAGTTGAAACGAACAAGGAATACGCACATAAGCTAAAGATCAATGAATCTGCTGCCATCACTTGCGTAAAGCCAAGTGGAACGGTCAGTCAGTTGGTTGATGCTGCTTCGGGTATTCATGCTCGTCATGCCAGCTATTACATTCGTCGTGTTCGTGCAGACCGTAAGGACCCAATCTGCCAGTTCATGATCGACAAGGGATTCGTTGCCGAGCCATGCGTAATGAAGCCAAACCACACAATGGTTTTCTCATTCCCCATGAAGTCTCCAGATCATTGCGTAACTCGCAATGATATGACCGCAATTGAACAACTGGAGCTTTGGTTGACCTATCAGCAGTACTGGTGCGAACACAAGCCCAGCATTACTGTAACTGTTCGGGATGAGGAATGGATGGAAGTAGGGGCATGGGTCTATGCTCACTTCGATGAGATCAGTGGTATTTCATTCCTTCCACACTCAGATCATACCTACCGTCAGGCTCCATACGAAGACTGCACCAAGGAACAGTATGAAGCACTACTGGCTAAACTTCCCTCTGATGTTGATTGGTCAGACCTATCCAACTATGAGAAAGAAGATAACACTACCGGAACCCAGACTTTTAGTTGCACCGCAGGAGCCTGCGAGATTGTGGATTTGACTAAATAAGGTATGGATTATAGATTGAAATTGGTAAAGTTGTTGTTAGAAGCCAAGGACAACACCCAGCACCTCAATAAACTAAAGGGTAGATATATGGCTTTAGCTGCGGCGCACTATTTGGGGTGGGACGAAGATCATGATACCAACGACAAAGAGGCAGATATAACCCATGAGAATGGACACACAGGAGAAGTAAAATGGCACGGAGCAGAGGACGCATTACCAAAGGGAATTCACTATTATTCTCATTCTGATTCAAAGCATTTTGATGCGTTACCTAAGGATATGGCTCCCGGAGAAGAATTACACGATTATAACGATGACATTACTCATGCCAAGAAAAGTAATGACGGAAAAAGAATAACAATTGTTCTAAAAGACGAAAATAGGATGATAATGAAAATGCTGGAGGCTCGTACAGTGCATTTGATCGGCAATCCAACATCAGTACATGTCGTTGTGCCCAACCCGGAACACCACGGGCATTTTCGCAAAAGGGGGCTTTTCCCCACTATCGACCCATCCACCATAACCAGAGGGGGTAAGACAGCACGAAGAAGTAGAAGCGATCCCTCTGCCGGAGGGACAACAATTTCTAGAAGAATATCTCTCAATGCGACGGATAGAGAGGCTGTGCCAGAAACAGTGGATCAGGCGAAGGCCAACGCCGCCAATATGCACAAAAAAGGAAGTTTCAATCATGCTTTAGCCACAATAACTGAAATTGAAAACGAAAGAATAGAGCAACTGATGGGCAGTAAGGCCACCGTTGAAGAGGCCAAGAAGCGGAAAAAAGCTTTAGATGAATTAACTAAGATCCACCATGAGCACAGCCGAGCACACGAACGAAGAAGTAAAAAATCAAATAAATAATATGTGATAATCGCCGGAATTGATTACTCTTTAACCTCCCCTTGCATCTGCATTTTTAATGGCAGATTGCATGGGGAGTTTTCTTATAAGAACTGCTCCTTTTACTTCTTAACAGATACTAAAAAGAATGCCACAATGTTCAATCACAATATTCGTGGAGAGCTATTCCCCGATTATACAGTTGAGTGTGGAAGATATGATAGCATATCTGATTGGGCAGTAGAGCTTTTAATAGGAAGCGAACAAGTCGCACTTGAAGACTATGCATATGGAGCCAAAGGAAGAGTCTTTCATATAGCAGAGAATACTGGAATATTGAAGTATAAGCTTTGGCAGCAGTCAATTCCTCTTGATGTCATTCAGCCAACCAGAGTCAAGAAACTTGCCAGCGGAAAAGGAAATGCCAGCAAGCAGGAAATGTTTGAGGCATTTGTCAAAGAAACTGGAACTGATTTAAGAATTCACTTTGATCAGATAGGAAAAGAAGTCAAGAATCCTATTACGGATATCGTTGACTCCTTTTACATCTGCAAAGCTGTTTATGATAATCAAATAAACTTTAGATTATCTTGATTTTAATTTATCTTTAGCCATTTGAATTTGCTGTTCTAACGATGGCATTTCTCTTAATTTTTTGCTCATTGCTTCTAGATTTCTAGAAGTTTGGGCTGCTTCCGAATCACCGATTCTAGCATCAGCTAGTTTCTTTTCTGCCGCAGCATTTTTGGCTTTTCTTTCTTCTTCTTTTCTTTGTGCTTGTTGCATTTGTTCATTTTCTTTAGCACGAATTCCTTCTACTTCTGCGTCTATTGCTGTTTGTGCAGATTCCTTGGCATTTGGATCTTTTTCAATTGGTCCAGCAGCTTGTTTGAGAAGTTCTGGATCTGGTTCGTATCCTGCTTCTCTTGCCTGTCTTACAGCATCTTGAGCAGCAAATCTTTGAGCAGCCTGTTCCTGTGATTCGACTTCCTTGATTCTTGCTCGTCCCTCTGCTGTCTTTGGTGCTTCTTCTGCTTGCTTCTTCAAGGCAGCAACCTGTAGTCTTTGTTCTATATCCTTAAATTCGGCTGGAGTTGCACCGCTGGCTCTTGCAGTATCCTGTGCTCTTCTCTTCCTTTCATCAGCAACATCACTCTGGAATTGCAGTCCTTTAGTCTGTGGATTATATGTGAAGTTAAAATCTCTCATTCCTTCTTGGCTGGCTAATTCAACAGCCTTTTTCTCATCACCAAAAATAGTAGTCATATTTTTGCGTTGTGCTTCCAAATCTCTGGTATATTTTTCCCATTGTTCTTTAGCTCCCTTGGGCTGCTTAGACCAATCGGTATTTTGTAAAGTTGATATTGCATTTGTTAGATCTGTTGCAAGTTTATTTTTTTTCTGTTGTTCAGCATCAATTGCTGCTCTAGAAATTGCACCACCCACTTTAAGCCCCTTTGTTCCCACAAAAGCTGCCAATCCAACTGGACCCCCAGAAAGAGCTAATAAATCACCTGGGTCCAGAATAGATTCCAATTCACCACCAACACCCTTATATTGTCTATTGCGTTGATCAGCGACAGTAAAGGCCGTATCTAGAATTGCTCCTGCTGCCCCTAGACCTTTACCTAAACCCTTCATTCCAGTTTTCATGCCCTCTCTACCAGCTTTAGTCATTAAATCTCTTGCTACTTTAGCACCACCCATCCATCCTAAAACACCACCACCAAGTCCTGCTGCGCCTTGAGCCAGTTCACCCCCGCCAAGTGTTTGTGCGAGTCTTGATCCGATTCTTTCCCCTTCCTGACTACCAATTACTCCACCAACCACATTTGGTAGAAATCCTTTAGCTGCTGTTGCAAGTGGAGTTCCTAGAGCACCACCAGATAATGTAGATAAACCAGCAGAAGTTGCGTCCATTCCTCCTTGAAATGCCGCAGTGGATAAGAAATCATCGACTGATAAATTTGTTTCGCCTACCGTATAGTTTGATCTTTGCGCCCAATCTCTAAATTCTTGGGGAACTAATGTTCCATATGCAAGTGACCCTAGTCCTCCACCAAGTAGACTAGTTGCAGTAGCTGCGCCTCTTGCAACCCTCCCAGCAGGCTTGGCTTGTTCCGCTGCTTGTTGAGCTGCTTGTTGTGCAGAAGCATCAATTGCTTGTTTTACGGTTGTTGGACCAAAATTTCCAGAAACTGGAGAAACAGGGCCACCTTTTATTTTTGGTTTAATTTGACCTATTCCAACTCTCTGTGGATTATATTGCACATCAGGAACAAATTTCAGTCTTCTTGGTTTGTAATCCCCAGTAGGATTAATATCAGGAAAAAGGTTAAGCCTAGTTCCTTCAGGAACTGCGGGTAAATCTCCATATCTTATTCGATCAAGGGGATTTGCAAATACATTTCCCGATCTACTTCTAGGTAATCTAGTTCTCTCAGCCATTATTCACCTTTTTTCTTAGTGAAGAATTCCTTGTAGCCCCATGCAACGACCAAGAAAAGAATGGGCAAATACCAAATTACCCAGCTATAATCATCCTTAACCATCTTATTGTTTTCAATCTGGCTCTTGATGTCCATCATGATAACATTGTCGCCAGTAATGTCTGGAATGATTTCTGGAGTGGTGTCGCATCCTGCAAAGGCAAGTGCTAGAACTAAAACTAATGCCCAGATCTTCTTCATGACTTCCTCCCTGCGGCAGCAGTGCCAAAGTAGAAACCAACAATCGCTACGAGTATTTGACGATTTTCAGATGTATAAAGGTATCCATTGATTTCAACGAAATACTTCTTTGCAGTCTCTGGGAATAGGCCAAACAATGCTTCTGGATTTGTTGAATCAACCTCTACAAAGGTAGGAACACCGAAGAATGGTAGAATGAAAGGAGCAGCAATGGTTCCAAATAGAACTGTTAGAACGATTAGCTGACGAACACCCTTGCCGACATCAAGGGGAACTCGTTGAGCCGCCTTATCCTGATTTTCGGTTGTCTGCTTGTTGGCAGCAATTAGGCGTTCAAATAGCTCTTTTTGATCCTGACTCTTCTGAGCCATGAATCGAAACAAAAATCCAGTAAGGCTTCCGCCTATCAATGAAATCAACTCAGTCGGCATAATAACCTCCAGAATTATTTATATTATGATTATTCTTCTATTTCGTCTTCAAGAGGCTTTCTTTTGAAAAGCTTCTTTTTCTCGCGGTATGGATCTTTAAGATCTTTTTGTTTTGGTCCAATAATATCTGTTATTAGAAGACCAGCAACATCACCACCACCAACGGTCATATCTTCAACTAAAAAGTCCAATAAGGAAAAGCCTTCTTTTAGGCAATGAGTTTCTAGTAAATATAGAGATTCGTGTGGCTCTATATCATAATTGTACATTTCACTCAAAAACAAATCAAGAATCGATAATTGATTATTTAATTTTGATCTAACGCTTGGATCTGGAACCATACTTAATAATTTTTTGAGCTTGATTATCAAAACATCAAGAGCATCAATTTTTCTTTGCCTCAATAAAGAATCTACATTTTCCTTAAAGTTTCCTCTTGAGTCTATGAATCCTTGCTTAAAAGCGTCAAGGCTTGTATAAGGTGTAGCTAGAAGGCTAAGAAATTTATAAACAGTAAAACTTCTTACCAGCAAACCAGCGTCGGCTATTCCTTCATTTAGCATTTTTCTTGATTTGCCTTTCTATTCTACCATCCAATTGAATTAGATCTAAGTTCACTTCCGGTATGCTTTTTGGAAGTATGTTCATGTGATTCAAAAAAGTCTTTAAGAATCCATGATACTGTTTATCTATTCTAAAAAATAGCATTCGAATGCAAGACTCAACACCAAAAACATTACAAAGAATCAAAATATGATTGCAAATAAGTCTATCCTTTAAAACTCTTTCATTATCAAACTTATGAAAAAGTCTTTTGATATACTTTATTCTTTTCATATCGTCGTTGAATTCATCAATCGACGCACACGAAGGATTATTGTATTTGAGTTTAGCAAATAACTCAAAATTATCCTCCGTCAACATATCAAATTTACTCATTAAATTCACTGGACTGTTATATCAAATTTGTATTGATTGGATGGAGTTATCTGAACATCGATAACAAGTGTTAATCCCTTACCGTTATTAAATTCTGAAATTCCATCTGTTACTTGGAATCCATCCTTCAATAAGTCATGATCTGGGGTTGTACCGAAGGTTCCCCCGAATCTGTTCATTGGGAACAAATTTGGACCAGGCATTAATTTTGTTTTTGGAGTAAAATCAAAATCTAATCCCATGATGTTCATTTTTGCTCTTAAAAGAGACAACGCGCCACGGGGTTCGATATACTCTCTGGATGTAAATGAAGACAAGAACGCCTTTAATCTGTTTAATTGGGTATCGTTTTCGATTCTATGAACACCAAAATCGCTAGCTGCGCTTCTAGTGGTTTTTGATGGCTGAAATGGTTCACCAAAGCCTCCACCGTCAGTCGATTCAGATTCCAATAGGTTAATTATGTCTTTAAATTTCTTCATTTAGTTCCTTTGCATTATTTAGTAAATTTTTAAAGTATTCCAAACGCAATTTCTTATTATCAAATCTTCCACCCTTTAAAACTTTCTCTATGGGAAGATCATCTGCTAATTTTTCTGGATTTTTAAGGGAATGGTTCATATCCTCTGCTTCTTCCGGGGTTGAATCTACCTCATGGCCAAGATTGTCATAAGGCATTTCATTTTCATTTAGCTTTCTCCAACCCCCACCCTTCTTCTTATACCATTTTGAAGCCCAAGCATTAGCATATGCGCTAGGATAGACATCAAACTTCTGACGAGCAAGTGCCTTTGCTTTTGACCAGAGTTTTTTATTTGTAGGAGCATTCTTTTCAAGAAGCTGAATAGCTTCTTGAATTTCCTTTGCTTCTCCTATCATTTGCTTCACTGTTTTATTAATTGGCATTTCGATCTCTTTATTATCTATGGCGCATGGAGGAGTCTTGAATCTCTTATTGCGCTTATCGATATCCATTTTTTGTCCGGGAGTCGTTGATGGACCCTTCTTATCGACATCGTATTCCTCCCGAATACCAGTATCGACATTGATTGGCTTCTTTCCCTTACCTCCAGATCCCTTTTTGCCACGACCAGCCTCTGATTGTGCAGCTCGTTTTCTTTCAACAAAACTTCCTATTTTCTTTTTTCCGAGTTTGGCAGCTTTTTGCTTTGATAGGCAAGCAGCGTATGGCTCACCCTTCTTGGCATCACCACATTCGCCTACTCGTTCACCTTTGCTGTTATAACGGTCCCAACCTGGTTTACCGCCAGCAGATTCATCATGAAACCACTTGCCAAGACCAGAATTACGATAGACTTCATTTAGGTCCTTCATTATTTCTCCAATGTTATTTGATGGCCTAACTGAACTTCTATTCTATCTTTTGCGTGTCTCATTTCAGTTGCTACAACTTGTTCTTTTACTTGATCCACCTTTTCGTCACTACACCAGTGAACGATCAGATAGCCAACATTCATTCCCTTATTGACTATTGGAACAGCCATGTAAGCCACGACATTGCTGGCGAAGAACAGTTGTCTCTGATAAGATTCTTTCATCAGAGTAACAATTTCAAACTTGTGCTTTGATTCAAGAATAGAACGAATGAAATCGATATAAGCAGAAATAAGAACATCCTTCTTCTGATGAACTTCTGCGCTGATTCCAGAGCGAAGAGATTCGTGAGTGAGGCTCATCTTCTTCATAGACACTCCGTCCATGAAATATTCTCCGTTGTGGAATTGAATGATTTGTGCTCTGGCTGCGTCTGTGCGAATTCTAAGTTCTGTTAAGATCTCATGAATCTCTGAATGAATGTTCCAATATTGCTTTTGTTCTTTCTTCTTCTTTTCAGAAAATAGCTTTTCTTTTATTTTCTTAAGACCGTAGAAAGCACCTACAATAAATGTGGCGGTAGCTATACCGTATTCAAACAACTCAGGATTCAGATCAAACATTACTTATCCTTTCCCTTATAGGTATTCGTGATTCCTCGCTTGGCTTTCTTGTAGGGTTCTCCCTTGTGGTGGCCATTGTCAGCTCTATTGTCACTTGGATTTCTCAAGCGAAGATTGCTGGGCGAATTGTTCATGGGGTTGCCATCTTTGTGGTCCACATCCTTACCTTTGATGGCGGCTTTACCCCATTTTTCTTCTGCGGCTCTTCTGGCCTTATTTCTGTTTGATCTGTGGTGGCTGGTCTTCTTTGAATAATGTTTTTCGTGGCCTTCTAATTTTTCTAGTATAAGATTTTCTATTCTTACTCTAGATTCCTTAATAGTTTTTGTTGACATGTCCCCCTTATCCATGACAACAGGAATTCTTACTTCTTTGTTTTTAATCTTGATTATGTTGTATTCGTTTTTCTTCTTTTCTGAAGACGAAGCTTCATTTCCTGGGTTGATTGAAATGTTGATATCAACCTCAAAATTTTCCATAATCTGCTGATAGACGATGGTATCAATGTTGTTAAGAAGTTCGATGGTGTTTATAACAACCATAGATTCGTCTATTGGTTGTTGTTCCATTTTTTCCTTTACCTCTTCTACTATTGTCTTTAAGTTTTCAAAATTCTTAGGTAAATTTGATCCCTTCGATCTTCTTCCTCTACCAGAGCTAGTCTTGATGGGAATTAACTTAACTTCAGCCTTCTTAGCAAATTCTGCGATCATCTGATCGTTTATTATGAATAGACCGCTGTCTGTTAATAGATGTGTTGCATTTGCTCTAGGATCGATTGTGTTTATGCCAGAAATAAAATACTTGGTCAATAGATTAATCATGCTCTGGAAAAAGAATGTCTTTTGGAACAAATTCTTATCAGCAGCTATTTGATCTGTGTAGCTCTTGATATAATTCATGAAGCTCGATAACTTTGCTTGCTCATAAATCATTCCATTTTGATCAATTATATTGTACTTGGCTAAAATATTAATAACTTCTGGATTTGCAAGAATTTCTGGATTTTGGTCATCGACCATGTACATCGAAAAACTGTTTAGCCCATTTCTCATTGGAGCTAAGTAAAGATCGACTTGATCATACTGCTTCATATTAGGATCAGATGGTATTGCTAAAGGAATCAAACTATTGATTACACTCTTCAATTTTATTCCATAATTTGAAGATGTCGTTGATTCCTTTATGTAAGTTTTACCCACGACAATCTTAAATGTGTTTCCACCACAAATCAATTGGCTTCTTTCAAATCCAGGAGCATCTGGAGCTACACCAAGTTCGTCAATGTGCATTAGATTCTGGAAGCAAGATTCTCCAAGTTCCAACAACAGCTTTCTTGCTACATCGAATGCTGCTTCATCAAAATCAAATAGTCTTGCGTTTTGGAATTGCTGCATATATTGCAACTCTTCAGGAGAAGCACCAGAACAAACTCTAGAAACAGTCAGTATTGCATTTTCAATCTGGAAATTTCTATCGTCTTTATTTTCTGATTTTACTCCAATTCTCTCGGTCAACATTTTATACGAAATGTTGCTGAGATTTTCAAACACATTCTTTACTTTCGACCGAATTTGTTTGAGCTGTTCAAAGATGATTGCAGGATCAACAGGTACAGGAACTTCTCCTGTAGCTCCCTCTGGAGCTTGTTCTTGTTCTTCTTGGGGCTGGGAATCTTCAGCGGCTTCTTCTTCTTGTTCATTAATTAGTCTTGAGGATTGAATAGAGAAATATTCATTCAATCTTCTCTCCTCTCTCTTTCTTAGTTTATCTTTTTCTTTTTCATCACCAGTCAACGATACTTTGCTGGAAAGTCTTAGATCTTTTCTGAAATCCGATAGACCACGGAACATATCATTTTGTCTTCTGGTTTTTCCAGATTGCAAGTTCTCAAAAATATTTTCTACCGCTTCGTAGTATGGTTTATGAATGGGTTGTCCTTGCATTTTGTCCATTGCTCTTGCTTCGCCTCTCTCTTCTGCGTGTTGGGCTATCATCTCTCGTTTGTCAACTTTACCTTGAGCATTTTTTCTTTTTCTTTTAATATTTAATAATGCTCTTTCTGATTTTATTTCAGAAGATGCTCTCTTTTCAAAATAATCGCCTGTGCCAAGCATTTTGTCTTTATTAGCACCTTCGGCTGTCTCTTCTTTTTGTTTTCTTTTTAACATAGCCGAAAGAAACATACCTTTACGGTTTTCATTTCTTCTTGATGCGGCTAATTGTTTTCTCTCGTATCTCTGGCCAATTACTGTATCGCGGAGATTTGTTCCTTCATCCAATTTATCTTGGACAAATGGCAAAACTTCATCATTATAACGCTTTAAAAATTCAGAATCGAACCAGGAATTTGGCATGTAGTTATTTATAAAGAAAAAAGGCGGGTCATTTGACCCGCCTCAGTTCACTTCCGATTCCAGGGGAAGAACTTTGATACCCATGTCCAAAGTCCCTGACCGATGAGCGCACCAGTTACGAAAACTACTACGCTGTAAAAAATAGTGCCTAAAGATTCGCTGATTACTAATTCCATGTCATTCCTCCTTTCTTAAAAACTTATATCCCTTATAGGATTTTCGTTTTCCTGTCATTAGGTCATACATGGCTCCGCGAACAAGCTTGTTGTCCATGCAATATTCTAATAAGTTCTTTATGTAAACTTCTTTTCCTTCCTTATTTTGGAAAACATAATTTTTGCCTCTTTCGACGCGAATAACTGGTTCTGGGGCTTTAAACTCCTGAATTTTTTTCTCAAAGTCTTCTATTAAAAGCTTCTCAAAATCCATTTCCACCCATTTCCAATTACGGCCTTCCTTTATGAATTTTCCGCCGTATTTCTGAATGAACTGATTTCTGAAATAAGGAGCCTTTGCGTCCTCATTCATACGAACCCAGGTTCTTGTATTTCTACGATTAACTTGCTCTTTTTCGTTCATTGTGTTCTTTATACTTCTGGATGATATTGTACAAATTTGAGACATAATTCATGGGATTATCCTCAAATATTTGAACTGTGCCATCCTCACATGATATTAGAATGACGAAGTTATCTATGCTCTCTCCGGTCATCTCTTTCCATAAAAGAGCATAAGCAGTAGCCTGCATCATATAATTTTCGATATCTTCTTTTCTTTTAGCTCTCGTACTACCCTTAAAGTCGATTATGCTTAGTTTATCTTTATAATAACCAATGCAATCTACTCGACCCGCCAATCCAACTGTATTTCCATACAGAGGAAGTTCAAGGGCTTTGATTTTATCGATATTATCTAATTCCTTTTTGATTTGCATAAAAAGATCTAAATCGTTTGGCATTAGATTTAAATCTTCTACACTTTCATTTTTTAGATAAGATTCTATTATAGAGTGTAAGCGATTACCCCTTGAGGTTACTCGCTTGGCTTCCTCTGGATTTTGTTTTCTCCAGACTTTAAAGAATTCTTGTTTTTCGAATCCTACAACTGTGGTTACGCTCGGAAATGATCCTGCTTCGGTAATGTAATACCTTCCACGATCACCTTCGGTCGATTCTACTTCTTTACCCACATTTACGAATTCATGAATGAATGTTTTTTGAATCATGCGTAATAAATCGTTCCACCGACTCCAGTTCTTGCTTGTGTTTCTAGTGTATCATTATACACATCGTATGGATTGCTACCAACACTAAATCCAAGATCTCTACCTTCACTGCTTCCGCCACCAAATAGGGCAGCTCTTACCTTTGCTGGAGCTGATCCGGGTGCTCCAGGCTTACCGCTAGTAGAAGGGGGTGTAGGAGCAGTTGTGGCGGCTTTGGCGGCTGTGGCAGCTGTAGCAGCTGTAGCAGCCGTGGCAGCCGTGGCAGCAGGTGCGGTCTGGGTTGAGGTAGCTTTGACTCCCTCTTTAGCAGCCTGGGTTGCGGTAGCCTTTACACCTTCTTTTGCTGCTTGTTGTGAGGTAGCTTTAACTGCTTCTTTTGCCGCTTGTTGGGTAGCAGCTTTCACTCCTTGCTGAACCCCTTGTTTAACTTCTTGGTTTACTGCTTGTTTAGTTCCTGTTTGTACAGCTTGTTTTTCGGCTGTTTTAGCAGCCTGTTGAGTGGCTGTTTTTACTGTCTGCTGTTCAGCTGCCTTAACAGCTTGTTGAGTTCCTGTTTGCACAGCCTGTTTAGTAGCTGTTTGTGCAGCTTGTTGAGTAGCGGCTTTTACTCCTTGCTGAACTGCTTGTTTTTCTACTTGAACAACTCCTTGCGCTACGGCTGGAGCAACTGTTCTGGCTGCTGCTCTTTCAGCGGCTGGGGCAAATGAAAGTAGCGCAGACAAACCAGCAGTAACTAGTTTCTTTTTCCAATTTTCGTTTAGCTTACTTTTTTTTTTAAGTTTCTTACGGAGTTCTACTTGCTTTTCTCTTTCTTTTACGAAAGTCTTTACCTTGCTAGTGATATCCCTATTATTGGAATCAAGAACTCTAAATGTCTTTGCGCTATGGATTACATCAAGCAAACCTTTTTGAGATGTTGCTGTGCGAACTACCTTCCCTTGGGGAGTGATAATTTCTATCTTGTAAGATCCCTTCTTAAAGACTGGTCCCTCTTTTTTGTCTTTTTCGTTTTTTCTTGCTACTGGAGCCTCATCTTCTATAAGAATCTCAGTGAAGGAATAAATTTCACTTTCTGAAAGCGGTCTACCAAGATACTTTTCTGATGCTTCTAAGATATCAGCTATTTTGCTTATTTGCTTTTTGCTATTAATTTCATTCAATGCAGCTTGGCTGGATTCGGTCAAAATATCTTGGTATTTCTTCATACTCTTATTTATCATCTTTCCCATCTCGACCCGCTGGTATTTGATGCGCGGTCTATGTTTTTATGGAATCTTTTGGGCATACCCCTTTTCATCTTACTTGTTAGTTCATTCCATGCCCCACCAGTTGCCTTATTCGGGGTTAAAGTACTATCGGCAGCAAGACCTGGAGTTTGGCCCACCCAGCTCTTTTCTATTCCCATTTCCTTGCACTTAGGACAAGGCTTTTCGCATGGAGCAGTTCGATTTGCGATTGTTTCTACTTGTTCAAAAAGATGTTTACACTTTGTACATTCGTAATTATAAGTTGGCATATTTTATCCTACAAATTTGGACCAGCACTTATTTAGTTCAATAAGTTCTCGTAAACCAAGAACATTTACAAGTGGTGGTCTTGGCTTCTTATTTAGCTTGAGTCCAACATCCTTTGGATAATTATTTGCCTTTTTCAGATTACATCTGCGGCAACAAGTAACCATGTTTTCCCATGTAGAACCACCACCCTTACTTCTTGGGGTGACATGATCAATTGTTGCCGTATCTTCTGTGAGTTTTTCATCACAGTACTGACAACTATATTGATCGCGTAAGAAAATATTTTTGCGAGTGGGTGTAATTCTTCTATATGGAATACGAATGTAGTTCCGAAGAATAATGATTTTAGGAAGTTGGATTACCTTATCAGGCAATCGTATTTCATAAAACTCATCGACTGTATGCTCAAGTGCTTTGCCACTATAAAGCAATTTGACAGCACGATTCCATTCAATAATGTTCACGACTTCTTCGGATGCATTTAAGAGCAATACTCTTTTACTCATCTGCTTATATTTAGGTTTCATGCTCCAAAATTATACAACACAATATAAATATTTCCATGAAAAACTTTCAACAATTGATGGAGATGATTCGTAAAGTAGGAAACAAATACAAAGTTTTGGATTCCTCTGGTGAGAAAGTTCTAGGAACACATCCAACAAAAGAAAAAGCGGCCAAGCAATTGGCCGCTATTGAGATTTCGAAAGCAAAAAGGGGAAAATGATTTAAATAGTCATTCCCATTGCTCTTGCTCTTTCAAGATCCTTATCTCTTCTTTCTTGTGCTAATCGTGATCTAGTAGATTGCAAATATCCTGGTTGCTGTTTCTTTCTTTCATTTTCAGCTGCTAATTCTGCCGCAGTTTTAACCCCTTCTCTTTTGAAGACTTCATCTGCTGCTGTATCAACTGTTTGCTGATCTAGTCTTTCTTGTTCTACTGTTCTATTTGTTACTGGATGTTGGCCAGTATAACCTGGAAGAGTTCGTGTTGGGCCTTGTCCTGTAGTTGGTTGACTGCTTGTAGAAGAAAAGGATATGGGGCTTTGTTGAAGCATTCTTCCCCCAGTACCTAGACTCAATGAAGGTTTGGATGGACCGCCATAAAGAGTTGGTTTACCTGATTCGGGATCAATTCCTTGTCTATATCCCATTCTTCCTAAAGTACCAGAAAATGCATCTTCAGTATCTTCTACCGACCCACCAGGAATCTCTGCTCCCCCCGAAGGTCTTTTATTTTGCCCCATACCCATTAGTCTATCATGAACAGAGCCTTGTGTAGCAAATGCACTATTTTGTGTTATTGGACTTCTATTAAAAGAAAATGCCTCATTTAAAACTTTTATTGCTGCTTTTTCTAAAGATTTGTTTCTATTAAATGAGAAATGGAACATATTTTATGTATGATTATAAATACTCTGAATGAGTATATTAAATTTAACCATATTGAACAGAATGAAATTTCTAGAAGAAAAAATTTCATTACTTGAAAATGAGAATTTAAATTTGAAAATGCTTGTAGAAGCAGTTACTACAGCTACAGTCGCATTACCTACTTCTACGGTTAAAGCCGCAAAAGAATATAGAGAACCTAATTTAAATCAATCATCAAGAGGACAAATTACTTATAGAGCAGCAGCATCTTCATCTGCTGGTGGTTTAAATCCTGATACTAGTCTTGGTCAACCCCCCCAACCCCCCCAACTACCAACTGGGCCTGATTACAATGGAGATGGTGTCGTTGATGGCGCAGATCTTGGCATTTATAACGCACTTTATGGCCAACCAGGATTTGATGGTGCAGCTTTAGGTGGATTGCTTGCTGGTTGGTCTGATCAAGCACAACCCCCTCAACCTCCCCAATTACCAACTGGACCTGATTACAACGGAGATGGTGTAGTTGACGGGGCTGATCTTGGTATTTTTAATTCTTATTATGGTCAACCAGGATTTGATGGTGCAGCTTTAGGTGCATTACTTACAGCAATGGGACAGCCAAGTAGTGGTGGTGGAGGTCAAACCCCAGAACCCCCCTCAACAACATTCTCAGAATTTGCCAGATCTTTAAGAGGAACTTCAACTAAAGATATTGCTTCTCTATCAGGTTCAAGATATGTTCCCACATATATAAATTAAAGGAAACCATATATGTCTTCAATTTCAGCAGCACTACAATACAAATTACACAAAATGCAACAACAAATGGAAGCTCTTACTGAAGAGAACTATAGACTTCGTTCCATGTTAAATGAAGTTTCACAATCACCCGCTCAATTATTCACTCACGGCGCACCTCCTTCGCAACCATATTCTGGTGCAGTGCATGGAGCATTGATGGCCGGAAATGTGCCTGATGCAAATGCCTATGTTGGTCAATACGGAGGACCATCCGTTGCTTCAACGGGAGTCGGTCCACAAACAGGTATATCAACCACAATGAGTGCTGGTCGCCCAGGTGCAATGGCAAAGCCAACCATGCCATTGGGATCAAGAGGAATGGGTTCTGTTGCTCAAGGAGCACCCGCAACAACAAATATGACTCCAGCCGCTAGATCACTTGCAGTTCAAGCTTCAGGTGCAATGAACACGGGTGGTCCAGTCACTCCACCAACTGGTGGATTTGATGGTGGATATCACGGCTATCTATTAGCAACAGATCCAAGAGCAGCAGCAGCATATGTGGCGCAATTCCAAGTACCATCAGTAACTGGTATGCGTACTGGTGCTCCAATGCAATCAGCAATCTCTACCACTCAGAGAAGAAGATAATAAATAACCACGAACTTACGCAAAAAGCCCCAGCAATGGGGCTTTTTTGTTATACGGAGATCAGATCGATGAACCGATTCAGAAGAACGCGGGAAGTCATCTTGCGATCATTCATCTTGAGGAATGCGGTCTTGAGAGCCGTGAAGTTACCCTTCTTGGACTCAAGAATCTGATCGTCGTTGTCGTTGATATCGATCTCAGTATTGGCCTTCACGACAAACAACTCATCAAACCCATTCTTGTTCGTGGCGCAGAAGAAGCCTTCAGCGTCGTACAGCTTCTGCATGGCTTCCTTCTGCTGCACTGTCTCGTTGCCAATGAACACATTGTGGTTGGCATTCTCTGCCTTGCGAATGGTGTCCAGGTGGAACCGAATGGTGTTGCATCCAGTACGAGCCTTGAGCACACGGCTCAGGACCGAAGTGATCTCGTAAGTGTAGGCATCGTAGTTGAATGATTGACCCGTCTTGTTGTCATACAGAACATAATTCTTTCGATTCTCGTAGCAATCACTCTCATACGACACGCTATCCCCTTCACCATCGGTCATGAACACGGTGTTGACAATCTGAAGATTGTACTTCTTTCGGAATTCAGGGACCATGTCAAGAGCACACACAAGAGCCTGATTCAGAGGAGTCGAAGACATATGGAACTCACGCGGACAGGATGGCATGTAGCCCATCATTCCATACTTCTTGATCTTGTGTCCGCTGTGGCACAACGAAACCCAAGTCATAACCTTCATGGCATGATCAAATTCGATGTTTGACATGCGGGAAGAAAGAATGTTCAACATGCAGAAGTCGCCAAGTTCAAAAGAAAATTCATCGCTCTTTTGGAATTGCTTTTCCCAACCACGATCATTGAACATGCAATTCGTGAAGGTATAGACTTCAAACGGAATTTTGGCCTTGCGGCAGAAGATGGCAATCTGGAACAACTGAAGAATGACATCGTGGGCAATGTGACTCATCGACCCACTCCAGTCGATGTAGATGATAAAGCCGTGATTCTTGCCACTCTTGGTAATCAGACGAGACAGGAAGATATCATCGTTAATCTTGTACTGATGAAGCTTATCCATGTTCAACTTGCCAGTCTTGGCAATACGAGACTTACGAGCCTCATCAGCAGCCTTCTTGCGATTGAACTGGTTGATCATGGTAGTGACGGAACGAAGGCTATCTGCCTTGATGCGATTGACAATATCAATCAAACGAGTGTTCACATCAACAAAACGATCAATGCTGCTACCACAGTTGAACTGCAAAACCTTGTCATCAATACGGTTATACAAAGTCTTGTGATCAACAATGATCTTGTTCAGATCCGGCTTGGGAATGGTGGTGATGATCGTACCACCACGATCAGAGGTCTTTTCCTCAAGGTTGCGCTTGAGTGCCTTGATCGTTTCTCCTGCCTTGATCGGAGAACTATTGTGCTCAGGACTACCTGAGCCAACACTCTCAGCTTCCTCTTGGCCTTCCTTTCCGCCCTGATCGCCCTGGGACTCGCTCATCTCCACTTGGATTTGGTTGTTTCCCTCCTGATCATCGCCATCACCATCAAAGTTGATATTGATGGGAGCCTTCTCTTCATTCTGCTCAGACTTCTCAATCTCCTTGTGCATGAATTCGTAGATATCCTTGCTGAGAATGGTAACATCCTCATGAGTCACAGCAGACTCACAGCGATCAACGAAAACCATCTCTTCCGCAGAGAACTCAATGTCATTGTGAAGAATGGGACCGATCTTGAAGTGAAGATTCAGACGGTCGATGAACGGAAGATCGTTCATGTTCCTGTTCTTGATCTCAAAGAGATCCATATCGTAGATCTCCCGGTAGCCGTGATAAAAGTCACGACGCAGACCTGGGTAATCGTTCTTGATCATACGCTCAATACGAGCATCCTCGACTGTGTTCCAAACCATCAGAGCAAGATCAAAGTTGCTACCGATGGCAAGAACATACTCCTTGAAGGTATCAGGATTCATTCCTGGGGTATGGAGAGCATGGCCGACCTCATGGCCGATGAGCATGTCGAACAGGCTGCTCGTCATGGACTTCCACACGGGAAGCGTCAGGACTCGGCGGTGCAGATCGAACGAGGCAGTCTTGGCCTTGGCATCATGGCGAACGATGATGTTTTCAGTGGCAAGAACCTTGGCAAGAACATTCTTTGAAGTGGTGTTGATCATGCCCCAAGTATACCACAAGGTTGGTGGTATCAAGGGGTAAAGTGCAGATTTCCATTAAAAAACCCCCTTGCGGGGGTTTCTTTTTTATTTGTCGAAGGCTTGTTGGACTTCATATTCTGTATATTTTGGGTCCATTTTCATGAAATTGACTAGATGTCGTAAATCTTCTTGTTGTGCGTTATCTTGCGTAAAATTACTTAATGCTGTTTTTATTTCAGCATGTTTCGGTCCATGAACCCAATGCTTTGGATTCCCTAAAGCGAGTTTAGCTGCAAGATGAATATCTTCTCTTTTAAGGCTTTTGCGAACTGAAGTTGGTTCTTTGATATTCGCTTTGGCTTCATTCAATTGAATGTAAGTCTTTGAGAGTTGTTTTATCCAATTATTGTTCACTGTAATCCCTGTCTCCTAAAGAAATCTGATTTTTGTGCTGCATCTGTTTGCATATCAATTGCATCTTGATCTGCTTCGTGCTGTTCAAGTGCTTTTTGTGCCGACATTTGAGAATCATGTTTTCTGTTTAGAGCATCGACAAACATTCCATGTATTTGTTCTCTTGCCTCATCTGATAACCCTTTAGGAAGATGATCTTCTAAATGTGCTCCTGCATCTACTGGAGCAAATCGTTTTCCTTTAGAACTGCTTAAGGGGTGTGTTATTTCTCTAGGAGCTTGTCCGCTGTGAAATGCATTTGGATTTTGTTCAAATCCATGAAATTCTCCCTCAATTCCCGGCATATCGTCTTTTCCATAAACCAATTCATGATATGCTGAATCAGCAATTTCGTCAAGGTCAACATTTGGTTTTGAGTGTGATGCCTTAATAGCGGCAATTTCATCCTTACTTTTTCCTGCTCGTTGAGCCGCTAGAAATGCTAAAGTTCCTTTAGCTGTTAGTCTTGGAGAGGTCAAATCTTCTACTTCTCTTTTTACTGCATCTTCAACACTTTGTCTTCTACGATCTTCTGCATCAAATGCATCCTGATAGACATGACCACCGCCATTCATTTCAACAATAGACTTTGGCTTCTGCCAAGAGTTCTTTCTAATAGAATTTTGAAAACCAATCATGTCCTGATTGTTTTGTTGCATGTTCTGAATGTATGAAAAGAATAGTTTGCGATCCATGTTTTTTTCTCCATTTATATTTATAAAAGAAAAACCCTCCCCGAAGGGAGGGCTGTCTGTCACTTGCAGCGACCAGAATCAGGCATTCGCGGTCTGATTCATGCTAGCAAGATATGTGGCGAGTTCAGGAACGGAATAGACTCCTCGGCTAACGATACGGTTAGTATCATTAACAATCCATCCCGGAGCAGACTTCATACCATGCTTGATGGCCACGGACTTGAGGTAAGCCCGACCGAAATTGACCTCAGCATGATTGGTATGTCCTTCTTCTACGAGCCACTGACAAAACTTAGATTGAATATCCTTCATTACATTACTCCTTTTCATTTTGATTCTGATTCTGTGCAGGACCATCCTGCACCATGTTATCATCCAACTTGCTGTAGAGAGTATAGAACCCTTCAGCAACCGACACATCAAACCGCGCAAGTGCAAGCTTGATGGCAACTTCCTTGTTTCCAAAGATCGAATACCCCTTGACGATATCGATCAACCGACGAGTGCTGATTACATCATCAACTGCACCCTCATAGAACGACTTGCGAATGATGTCTGCCCAACGAACCAACTTATCGGCAAACCCTTCATCCTGGACATTCATCGACTCCATGTACTTCTTCACGATACGCTCTTCCGTAGCGCGAGGAGGGTATTCCTGTTCGATGGTGAAGTTGTAGCGATCAAGGAACGCTTCATTCAGAATCTTAGTTCCGACGAACCGATCCGAATGATCACCACCACGACCCTTGGTGTTGGCAGTGGCAACCACTGCAAACCCCTTGGCAGGCTGAACAAACTCATTGATCTTCTTCATGTAGATGCCCTTACCTTCAAGCACAGGCTGAAGGCACATAAGCTTGTCGCTGCCAAGATCGACTTCATCAAGCAGCAGCACTGAGCCACGACGCATTGCTTCGATGACCGGGCCATAGACGAACTGAGTGTTGCCATCGATTAGACGCATACCACCAAGAAGATCGTCTTCGTCAGTCTCAGCAGTGATGTTCACGCGGATGCATTCACGCTTGAGATTGGCACAGACCTGTTCAACCATCGTGGTCTTGCCGTTGCCTGACAGACCAGTGATGTAGGTCACGGTGAAGTGACCGCTCTTGAGGATCTTGGAGATCGTATCAAAGTTACCCCACTTGACATACTCAGCAATCTGAGATGGGATAAGAGTGTTGCGTTCACCATTCGACATTTCACGGACGAGATTAACGAGAGTCATTGTGTAAGTTCCTTTCGGTTAGGTGCGTCGATTATACACGAACGAAATTTGGTGTCAAGTGGGTGCAAGTAAAATTCATTAAAGAATTTACTTGTAGTAGTTATCGTCATCCAAATAATCAAACCCATCGCCATTATCCCAAATGTTGTTGTTGGGCTTAGTATCCCATTCAATGTTATCCATGTAACCCCAGGGGTTGTTCTTCTTAAGCTTATTGTATTGGGCATTCAGACGGGCGGCGTGTAAATGTTCAAGCATTGCAACTTCTTCTTCATGGAACATATACAGATTATGTACCTTGGCATAGTTTACAATGTTATGATAAACTACCTCCACAAGATGTGCATTCTTATGGCCGTTATCCATCTTAATAAACCGTTCAATCATTGACGACAATAGTACTTTACTTCTATTCATTCGAATCTCCTTTTAAAAAAAACCCTCTTGACCCCGTTAGAGATCAAAAGGGGTGGTTCAGGTCTGCCGTTTGAATTGCTTCAGCTGCCGCAAACAAGAACACTATAATATAAAAAGCAATTTGCTTTTCAAGCCTTGCGTGTTGGACGAAGGAAGTAACGGTTGCTACCGGTACGAGTCTCTTCAGTCACCACGCGGCCAATGCGTTCCTGACGAACATCGCTCATGAGCGCACGGAAGTTGCCGATACCGAAACGAGAACGAGCCTCGTTGACGGTGAGTCCGTTGCCACGGCGCATGTAGTTCAGAACGCGATCCTTCTTGGTCATAGTAGTTGACATACGATTCAAACCTTATCTTCAGGAAACTTGTTGAAAGGGTTTTGAGGCTGTTCCTGAATCAGCCTCATGCCCTACGCTTTTCAGTATACCGAATTTTTTTGCTTTGTCAATCGTGTTCGTACCACTTTTTGACACAATTTTCGGCATCCTTGTAGTTGGTAAAGGTATAAACAGCGACCTGATTACCATCTTCGTCATACAGAGTGACGAGGAATTCTTCCATAGTGTTGCGTTCAATCATTGACGAGCGAATGTGATT